CGCTATGGTCGAGGACATTAACAGCGAGATTGTCAGCAGCATTAACGAGGAAGGGCTGACCAACATCCTCCGAAACATGGGCAAGGACATCCGCAAGAACAATCGCACCCGATCATGGCCAACCATCTACAACATGGTCAAAGCTGCGCAGAAATGCAGTGACGCTTACAAGCCACCAATCTTAGGACCGGCAAAGTCAATCGCATGGGACAGCGATGCCATCAATGCCAGACGCATGAACCACGGAGAAGCCGTAGCAGATATCTACATTACCGGCACCGGCGCAGACAGGCTATTAGAAAAAAACCTCGTGACGATGAACGTCATTCAAATGTATCGGCAAAGCTTGGAAGAAAACCGCATAGAGACCTATGCCCGGAGAGAGCAGACAGCCGACCCAATAGAGGACTACCCGTTTTGAGACCCAAACAACTCAGAGCCAAAGACCTAAGAGCCTTCGCAATCGTACCAATACGAGCAATCAAAGACCCAAGGATCACGCCATCAACTCTCCGAGTGCTGGTAGCCTTCTGCTCTTATGCTGACACAATGGGAAGAACATTCGTTTCACTCGCAAGGATCGGGCAAGATATAGGACTAGGAAAGACCGGCGTTTCATATCACTCAGTCAAACTGCGCAAGCTGGGATATCTCACCTACTGCAAGCCATTCTTCAAAGGTCAGAAGTCAACAGCCAACCGCATAGTTTATGATCCCTCACTGAAACTAGAGGAAAGCATAAAGGCAAGGCTAACAACTAAGCAACAGATCCAACTAGGTGAAGCCGAGGCAATGTTAAAGCAGCAGGCTATTCAATCCAAGTCTGGACTTAACACGCAAGCTGAACTGGACCTATCTAAGTTAAGGGCTGAATTTCAGTCTCTCACAGCAGACTTTTTCAGCAGAGCAAAAGGCGCAGGTTGGTGGATCTCACCGGATATGGAAGAGAGAGCCGCAGCAATGCTGGCCAATCAGGCGTCAGAGCTACTGAGAGAGCCGCACAGTGACGAAACAGAGGCGGCATAGGTATGGGTAGCCAAACGATCTTACCGGCAATGGTTCGGGCTTATACCGGCCCTACCCTACAGCGCGGCACAGAGGCACGCAGCGCATCACAGGCAGGCAATCGATCCCCAGCAGCGGCAAATGGCGGCCAAATCGCAACAGGCACCCCTTGCCCCCCACCCCCGCCGGCTATAGCTACAGTCCCCCACGAAACTATTTTCCGAAAAACCATGAAAGGCCGTTTCCATGCCCGATCTAACTTCTTCTGAGCGCAATGTTCTTTTATCTTTATCTCGCAATAATCCTCCTGGTTGGTTTTTGAGGGCTGTTGATCCCAGCTCTCCGATTGATCCGAAAGAGGGTGCTGCCCATACTGAGAGTTATGAGCTTGAGGATGGTCGCCAGGTTCTTGTTCCCCGTGTGCGTTTGCAAGATGGGAAGCCTGTTGTTTTATCTGGCAAGGGTGAGGCATTTGATGAGGCTATGAAGCGCGGTGATTTTATTGTTGTCCCTGATGGACAAGACCCTGATGGCTATTCTAAGACTTTAAGCAGTCTCATTGGGAAGATGCGTTCTTCTGGTGGGAAGGGTAGTATTCGTCCGAAGGCGCGTCCTAAGAAGCTTCTTAACGTAAAAGGAAAGTAAGATGCCCAAAACTAAACCAGGATTATATGCGAACATCCACGCTAAGAAGAAGCGTATTGCTGATGGCTCTGGCGAGAAGATGCGGAAGACTGGTAGCAAGGGCGCTCCTAGTGACGCTGCTTTTCGCAAGGCTGCCAAGACGCGGATGAAGAAGTCTTATGGATGATGGTGTGACTGTGTGGGTTGTTTATCCTGATGGCCTGCGCATTTACCATGATGGTAAGCAGGTTGGTTTGATACCCACTGATAAGTTTCCCAATGTGATTAGGGATCTTGCGAAGGGGCTATTGTAATATCGTTCCGGTGTGATATCACTTACCAGTGATGTTATGGAGAAATGTTATGATACGATCATGTACGTATGACCAGAATGAAATATTGTCTAGCATTATGCAGATTTGCGGCATAGAGCGGTTTGGTGCTGATATTACCTATGGCAATGGTTCTTTTTATAAGAAGATCCCAGAGCCCACCTTAAAGTTTGATATAGACCCGCAAGTTGATGGGGTCACTGAAGCGAGTAGCGTAGACCTTCCTGTTGAAAGTTCTTCTTTGCACTCTTTAGTTTTTGATCCCCCTTTTATGACTTACGTTAGGGCTGGAAGATCCGGCAACGGCAATATGATTATGGCTAAAAGGTTTGGTGGATACTGGCGATATGATGAGCTTGAGGCTCATTACAGGGCCACACTGGAGGAAAGTGCGAGGGTTCTAAGCAAAAAGGGCATCATGGTTTTCAAATGCCAAGACATAGTGCATAACCATAAGCTACATCCCACTCACATTTTTGTGACTGAATGGATGCGCGATTGGTTTCGCTTGAAGGATATGTTTGTTCTTGCAGCTAAGAGCCGAATGCCCATCCCTCAGAAAGCCGGTGAAAAAAAGAAGATTCAGAGACACGCTAGAATACACCATTCTTATTTTATGGTGCTGGAAAGGTTATAGCTTGCGGTATCACTTGGTAAACGATATCGTAATCCCACTGTAAAGTTGTATAGGAGATACACATGAATAAGCGATTTAGTGTTGTGCAAGCGAAGGAAGTGCCTGGTCGGGATAAGCCTGTTTGGCTTCGTCATGGCATTGCCTTTCAGAATGACAAGGGGATCAGCATCAAGCTTGAGGGATTGCCTTTACCCAACAAGGAGGGTGAGGTTTGGTTGAAGCTGTTTGAGGATGATGGCAACCGTTCTCAGCAAGCGGCTCCTGCTGCTGGCAAGCTGGACGATGAAATTCCGTTCTAATGGCTAGAAAGAAAGAGGATAAGATAAAACCTATCCCGCCGGTTGGTCGGTTCGGTGGTGCGCGTGTGTTGCAGCGCCGGATCGGCCGGTCGGAGACTTTGGCTCAGAACAAAGAGGCTGTTGCGACTGAGCTGATTGCGATGGGTACGGCTCGTATGACTGACATCATTGATCTTCATACTGGTCAGGTTAAGCCGTTAGATGAGATCCCTTCTGAAGCATTGGCTGCGATCAAGAAGGTTACGGTTGGTCAGTACGGCACAACGATTGAGATGTTTGACAAGGTGAGTGTTCTGCGTGTTCTGGCTAAGGCTAGTGGCTTGCTCGATGTAGAGAAGAACGTGGACAAGCCTTCGATCATTGGGATCAACATGAAGGGTCCAGAGATCACCACAACATATGAGGCTGACGATGACTGATCTCCCCAGCATGAACTTGGATTTCTCTAAGTCTGCTACGGTCTGGAAGTTTCTACACGATAAGTCTTTTGTTCGCGGCCTGATGGGTCCGGTGGGATCGGGCAAGTCGTATGGCTGTGCTGCTGAGATTATGTTAAAAGCTGTCCAGCAAAAGCCTTCTCCGCGTGACGGCATCCGGTATTCCCGGTTTGTGATCGTGCGTAATACCTATCCAGAGCTTAGAACAACTACGATCAAGACATGGGCTGAGTTGTTTCCAGAGGATGTATGGGGTCCGATGCGTTGGCAACCGCCTATTACCCACCATCTTAAACTCCCCAGCAGAGATAATGCTCCTGGTATTGACTGTGAAGTTATCTTCATGGCCCTTTCCACGCCCCAAGATGTGCGTAAGCTGCTGTCTCTGGAGCTAACTGGTGCGTGGGTGAATGAGGCTAGAGAGCTGCCGAAGGCTGTGATCGATGGCTTGACACACCGCGTTGGCCGTTACCCTACCAAATCCGATGGCGGCGCGTCCTGGTACGGGATTATCATGGATACTAACCCGCCCGATGCGGATCACTGGTGGCATGAGCTGTCAGAGAAGAACCCTATCGGTGGCCGGTTCCCGTGGAAGTTCTTTCGTCAGCCAGGTGGTGTCTTGGAGGTGTCTGCCAAGGATCTACCAGAGAACCCGGAAGCAAATGGTTTTGTATTTTCCGGTGGCAAGTGGTGGATGGTTAACCCTTCTGCGGAGAATAAGGTGCATTTGCCTGATGGTTACTATGAGCAACTTCTCGGCGGAAAGAATGCTGACTGGATTAGGTGCTATGCAGAGGGCAAGTTTACCTTTGTGCAGGAAGGCAGGCCGGTTTGGCCGGAGTATGA